ATATGGCATCTTACCACCCTCAGTACCGTCGTGTAGCTTCATACGCTCACGGTACTCAAGCATCTCTTCTATGTCGTTTAGATTACGGTAGCTAATAGTATCACAAACAGGGTGAGGTACATCTTCAATATTAAAATCATGGTAATACGCCACGAGTCTAAAATGTTCTGGATTCCACTTTTCCTTAACGCTTTCAAGCATATGTTTAGCATAGCTATCAAATCCTTCCTTACTAAATGATGTTACAAATGTATACATTAAATTACCTTTCCAAATTCTTTGTCAAATATCATGTTGGCTTTTAGTTTTTTCCACTCACCTGCATAGGTGGCATCTATATCCCTCTTAGGTTCCCACTCTGCAAACCAAGGACCACCCGTAGTAAAGTGTACGTTCTTAGCATCAATACTTTCTGAAGACCATCCATCTAACCAGTTCCAATCTTCACTAATAGAACCAATGTGTTCATCTTCTAACCAACCAAAGCCATGTAGCCAACCACCTGTCTTTAGGTTAGCATCATCAACTGTAAGATTTAAGTTAGCCTTATGTGAACAGTTCCACAGTACAAGACTAGACCAGTTCTTACGGTTGTAATTCTGTTGTACCTGTCCATCCATCTTTATACTTGATGATGGGTTGTAGTTATGATGTACACATTGAATAGCATACTGTTCGTTCTGAGTATACTCTTCAAACAACTCTTCAATGTTAGTACGCAAGAACATATCCGAATCCATAAATAAAGCCCAACCAGAATACTGATTTAAAGCTGGGATAAGGAAGCGGGTAAATGTAAAGTCAGTACTGAAGGGGCGACAATCAAACTCATCAACCCTTGCAGGGCTACCTGTTTCTATGTCAAGCCTAATGGTACGGCGGTATAAACCTGCGCGTCTAAGAGATGTTTGGACTAGGGGAATGATGTCGTATTTGTCCGTGTAACGCAAAATAGACTCTCGCAAAACTTCATATGCAGAAGTTTCACGAGAGTCATATCCTATATAGATTACTGGTTTCTTTTCACTAAACATTTACTTAATACATCTCCTAAACAAAACTCAAGATAATGCATTGTAATTTATTTTTACACAGAAGTCAAATGTTTTTTTAAATATGTAACTGCATTTTTTAATCTGTCTATGTTATCACCAAGAGAACCTATACCTGTATTACAGTGATGGCAAATCCATCCTCTGAATGTTTCAGTAATATGGCAGTGGTCAAGCACCCATGTTTGTAGTTTGGGTTGTCCGTACTTTCCAATCTCTTGTATTGTTCTGCTACATATAGGACAACTATAATCTTTGTCTGGGTATGGTACGGTATTTCTTAAATATCTTAGTATTCTATCATGTTTTTTATTACAGGTTTTACAAGTTCTTTTTATTTCTTTTGGGCTTTCTTGTGAAGAATAAGTTAAACTATAAAACTGTTTTTCACTCTGCCGAATGCCACACTTAATACAAACCAGTCCGTCTTCTGGTTCTTGATAATTAATAGTAAACAGTTCTAGTTGATTACTGCTCATAGGTTTCAATCTTCTTACGCAAAGAACGCATATCAAAGTACAGTAAAGTTTGCATAGCCCATATAGCTGTTAATAGTAATATAACATTATCCATCTTTTTCTTTCTCCTTTTCCTTTAGTTTCTGCCACTCCTCATAACTTGGATGGCTGCGGGGTGGATTGTACTGAACCCAACCATCACCCCGCTTCCACACTAACTTTGGATTAGGCCGCTGCGATGTCAACAATCTCACAGACACCTGCGGTACAGGCCAACTCACGTCCACCTGATGTAGTGTCTTCCTTCTCAAAGTCCTGTAGCTTAGACCAGTCCACATTCTTGGGCATCTTACTTACCCACTCTTTGTACTGAGCCTCATTGATGTCTTGATAAGGTGCTTGTTGATATGTATGCTCACTGAATGGTAGGAAGCTGATACCAGATACTTCATCAAAGTGTTCGTACACCCAAGCCCCTACGTCCATCCACTCATTCTCTTTGACAGAGATGGTTACTGAAGGTTTGTGTTCACACCAGTGACGCTGATAAGTTAGCCACAACTCTAGCTGCTCAATTGCTGTCATGCCTGTACGTGTCACTGCCCCATTGGGTGACTTCATTGGGAAGCTAAACACAGTGGTGCTATCAGGCTTCATTACGTCAGGCTCTGCGGGGATACCCTGTGATACAAGGAACTGTGTAAGTGGGTCTTTGTTATCACCACGAACAGTACGAATGTAGTATGGGTTATGTCGTGCATGAATACCAGATGCTGCGTCAGTAAGCTGAGACACAGTACCACTAGGCTTCACACAGGTAACCGCTGTTGATTGATGGATACCTAGTTGTTTAGCTAGATTCTTATTAGTCCTTACCGATTCAGAACGTAGGATTTCAAGAGCAGTCTCTAGCTTACCGCCGTTGGTAGCTGTCAACGTGTTGTCCATGATGCCTGTCAAAGACACACCAAGCAAACGCTCTTCCTCTGTGTTCTTCTGCCAAATCTTACGAATGTATTTAAAATTAGTAAGCGTAGCTTGGAAGGTTCCAAGAATGGTAGCGAGGCGAACCTTATTCTTTAGTGTCTCAAGTGTATCAGACTCACGCACCACCACCTCTGATAAGTTACAGAACTGATAAGGCCGTAGGATAATCTCAGAACAAGGGTTACAACCGTAGTCATACTCCAATGGAAGTTTAGTCAGTGGGTGCTTCAATCCTGTATAAATATCGCGTCTACCATTCTTAGTTGCTTGTTTCTTAGCAGCCTCACGATTGAAGATACCACGCTCACCTGACTTGCTGTCATACAAAGACAACCACTCACGCATGAATGTACCCATCTCAGGCTTATACTTATAGGCAACAGAGTTATTAGCCAGCGCACGTTGTCCTTCGTTCTCCCACCACTTACCTGACTTAGCATGAGCCATCTGGTCATCGTTAAGATTAGACAAAGAGATGAGGGCTGAACGGCGAACACCACCCACTACCACAACCTCACCAATCTTACACATGATATCATGGCATTCAATTGGATATAGTCTACGCCCCGCTGCACCTTTAAACTTCTCAATACAGAAGTCAAACAATTCAATAAGAGGCTGTGGTCCAGAGGCTCTACCACCAAAGGTCTTGAGCCTTGCACCTGCAGGGCGTACTTCGCTGACATCGAATTTAGGAATCTGTCCAGTGTAAAGCATAGCAATCAATTCTTTCAATGACTTAGCCCATCCGGGGCGGCTGTCACCTACCTTGATTACTGTCTCTGTATTATGGAATGATTCATTAATAAAAGGAAGACACTCAACTGCATTTCGCTCAACAGAAAATCCTACACCTGTGCCGCACATAAGGATGTACATAGTCTCATCAAATGCACGTGGGTTATCAACTGGTACATATGAACAGTTGTATCCACCTACATGACAACGGTCAAGCGCAGGACCAGAGGTCATCAATGCTCTCATGCTTGGCATGATAGACTGGTTGAGGACTGCTTCTTCTAGTTCTGAACGTAAATCTTTTGTAAGCTTGTAGTTATGGTTGGAACTAAGATGCCCATCCATATAATCAAAGTATCTTTGTACTGTTTCAGCCCACGTTTCACGCCGTTGCTCATCTTCTTTCCAACGTGCATACCGTGACAGGGCAATAAAATTCTGGTAATCTGTAGGTAAATGGTTGCTCATAGAAACCCCTTTCATTTTTCAAAGTGCAAGAGAATAAGTGTAGCACAAATGGCCTACAAGTACAATATTCTAATGCCCTAAAACTGCGTTAATTCTTTTTCTGACATACTCAACTTCTCCAGATTTAAGAACCTTGAATGCAAAGTCTCTCATGTATGCTGGGTCTATTCCGGCATAGTCACAGACTGTGTTGAAGTCCTCCGCTGTTACACCGACAGATGCAAAGAACCAAGCAACAGCCCTATCTCTTTCAAGCACGGCTGTGTCAGGCTCCCCATCATAAGAAGGCTTTGTCGCATCCAGTAACGCTTGTAGTATTACTGTCATAAACAAAGCCTTCTCTGCTGTCTTGGGGACATTCAACTCTACATCAATCAGTACGATGTCTTCTTTTAGCATTCTTCTTAAACCATTCTAGTGGGATACCTTCTCCACCTTTGCAATATTTAAAGTTATATTTTTCACACCAATCAGCGTAGGTCATTTTACCACCCTTGTATAGTTTCCTATAAGGGTTATCAAAGACAAACCGAATGTCCACATCAGGATGTTGGTCACGAAGGAACAGATGTTTCTTCCTGTCTTCTAGCATGAACCTTCCCTTGACTTCAAGTATGATACCATTAGGTAGAAGGAAGTCAGGGATATAGTTCTTATCCTCACGCCACTCATACGGTATCTTATCTGGCTCATACTTGAACTCAATGTTATGCTTGGTAAGAACAAAAGCAGTATTCAGTTCTGAATTAGAACGGTATTGATGCTGCTTTTGTACTCTATTTTTCGTAGGTCTACGCGGCATTACTAACCTCTGGTACATCTGGAATCTTAGCTACCTGTGTAAGGTAACGTACACCATTAGAGTATTGGAACTTACGTAATCCCATACCACCATTGGCATCCTTCCAGCATTCCTCATTGAATGGACAGAAGATACATCCCACTGCAAGCTTTCTATTACCTGACTTACCATCAGGCTCATCTGGATAGCAGCGTTGTGGTGGTATCTCAGACTTTAAGAAAGACTTTACATTGTCAATCCTAGAAGAAGCACTAATCATATGAACAGATTCAACATTCATCAAGGCTAGTTCACCTGATGATTTATCTACTGCAAAGAATGCAGCACTGTCCTTATTGTTTGCCTCTGCATACCCAGAGATTTGGGCAATGTATCCGAATGGGTCATCAGTATGTAATGTACCTTCTTTAAATTTCTTGAAGGCATATGGTGAAGCTGATTTAATATCAGTAAGTACACCATCAATTATACAATCCTGATGGCCTTTCACACCGTTGATTTCTACCTCACCTTGTTCACCTGTCACCTTGTGACCAGACAACTCAGTAAGCAGTACAAGCAAAGCCTCTAGGATATCTCCAAACATAAACTTTAGTTTAGTCTGTCCATCAATTGGACGCGGCTCTGTTATTCCACGGTATGTATACCACAGTTGGCGGTCAGGTTTCCCAATCTGAGACATTCGTAACCCACCACCTGCTTCACGCTGACGTGTACCTTCTTTCAACTGTCTTGTCATAGCAGCCCAGATACTCTTGGAAAACTTTTCCATACTGTCACGGTTACCCATAGTGCCAGTATCTACACCTTCCTCAAGCATCTTATATATGTCTGCAATTAGTGTATTTATTTTAGCCATTATAGCTACTCCTTTCTATGGACAGTATGTACTGTCAATTAGTTTTTCTAAGTACCACTTAGCTTTCTGTAAATCTTCTACGCCATTCTTGTAACGATAACGCCAAAGATATTTCATTACATTTCCTTGTAAGTAAAACTCAAAGTTCTCAGCACCAAGTGCTGCTTCTATTGCGTCAATACATTCTACACCTGCTTGATTGTAATGAGGTGGATGGTCTACCATATCTGACATAACATATCCCTTTCTTTTATTAAAAGATGTTGACGTACCCAACCCTACGCTAGTCAACCCACAGCCATATATCTTTTGTGCTGCACCCTTTTGAAGTTAATTCCCTATGAGGCTACTGAAGTGCCGAAGGGGATGTCGTCAGAGAACGCATCTTCAGCAGCATTAAACCCACTAGGAACAACGTCAAAGTCTTCAGAGTCACCGTAAGGAATCAGGTTCACAACCTGTACTGCTTGTAGGTCAGCACCAATGCCTGACTTACCTGCATACTCCCACTCATATGTCTTAAACAACACGTTCACATCTGAGCCGTTACCAACAAGGGTCTTACCCATGTCACGTTTCTGAGAATCTTTTAGTGCAGGTGCAATGTTCTCTGAACCATCACGGCGGTTTACCTTACGTTTTAGTGATACGAAATCACCACGCTCATCACCTTTGTTCTTAATGTTAAGCCCAAGGTTCTGTGCTTTAGCAAGTTCCTGACCAGTGAGTGCCACATCAATTGACCATACTGGTTCAAAGGTTGTGTTAGGTGTTGCGATTGCTGCCCAAAAAGATTTTCCTGAAAGTACTGGCATATTAATTCTCCTTTTTTCTGTGATGCGGTCATCGCCGCTTTCGTTAATGTGAGTGTATTGTGACAGAACTAAGCAGCCCTGTCAACATCTTTTTTGTATGCTTTTATTACATCCGATGAAAAAAGTTTCTGTAAGTTTAGAAGGTACATCTTAGATGCATTGTGGTCACCACCTGAGACAGACCTTTTGTAGTCTAGGTTGTCAATGATTCGGCGTAGACTGTCTGTATCAAAGACAAGAGTAGCAAAAATGTCATCACCTATACATAGGTTATGGAACCAGTAGTCTGCTTCCGTTGCAGCAATGCCACTAGGTTTACCATACGATTCGTATTCAATCG